TCTTTTGTATTAAATGTTCCATGTGTCCAATTTTCATTATCTGTTTCGTTCCATGACCATAACATTTATTTTCACCTCTCAATCATTTCAAATGCTTTTCTCATGCCTTCCATGAAGTCAGTCCCATCCAAATTATCGTCTATATACTTCTCCAATTTATCTATCTGTTCATTTAAATAATCTAAACTTTCTGATATATCACCATAATCATTATATCTTTGTTCTAATTCATTTTTCTCGTTTTCTAATTTCTGATATGCTGCATATAATTCTTCGCTTGGTTCTCCACATATCTCTTCTACTTTCTGAGAAAATTCATTACCAATATTTTCAGATACAATTCTGAGAACATCTGATAAATCTTTGGCTTGCTCCCAATTCTCATTTATCATTATCATAAATTTATTTTCTCCTTTTAATCGAATAACGAAATGTGTTTTAACCCCTCTTCCAAATCATTCTCCTTACGAAATTGTTTAATATCTTCTTCCGTTTTTGCAATTAGTAGTTGATTTTTTGCTTTTTTAATTCTACTCTGTAAAAGTAACATCTCATTCTGTAACTCACTCAATGTGTTAAAATATTCTTGCTTAACTTTTTCAATATCCATTTTTATATCCTTTCCTACTACTTAAAACCTATCTTTCATTACCTAATACTTACACTCAAAATCCCTACCAAACAGTTTGGGATTCTCCATTCTCATATCCTCCATTTTCTCTTTACTCATTAACTTATTGTCAATAATATCTTTATAAGTATAGACTTTATCAAAATCTAACGGATTTACTGAATAATCCGTAGTCTTACCAACTACATTCTGAAGGTAATCGGCATATCCGTTATATAACATACTTCTCCCAACACATCTTGGAGTGTAAATAACATCACCTGCTACAATATGTTTTAGTAAATCTTTCTGAAAATCCATAAGTTCAACATGATATAAATTTTCAATATGTGCTACAACATCACTAATTTTTAACATATATTTCACCTTCCTTTATCTTCTCTGATATGTCCAAGTAATTTTGGAAACATATCTGCTAATTCATCTCTTGTAAAACATTTATCCTCATCAACTGCTCCGTAAATATGCCAACCGATATCATCCCATGCCATGCCACCAAGCATATATTTTTAATCTTCGTCTTGCATATGTGTAAAATATTTAATATATTCTTCTCTACTCATTTTTAAATCACCTACTTTATTTTTTTTCTTTTTTGTTGTATAATGTCTACAAATGTTACTTGGAGGGATATTATGGATTGGAATTCAGCTATATTATGGGGTCTTATTGGAATAGCTAGTACAATATTTTTTGGTTTTATTTTTAGTTACATTTTTTATAGAAAAGGACTTAAGCAAAAAAAGGTGATATGTACTACTAGTTCTACGGTATTAATATCAGACAATTTAAGTAATTATAAAAATCTTAAAATTTTATATGATAACGAATATATTAAAACCCTTACAAGCACTACAATAAATTTCAAAAATATAGGAAATGATAAAATTGAACTTGATGATATTGTTCCCTCTGATCCAATTATTATTTCTACATCTGGTAAATTTTTAAATAATGAAGATAATATATTTGAAGTCAAATCTACAAACGAAAAAGTTAAATCAAAATTAGAATATATAGATGATTCTAATTTTAATCTAATTTTTGACTTTTTCCCACCAGAATGTGAATTGTCTGTAACAGTACTTCATAGCGAAGATATATTAATAACAGGCGATTTGAAGGTTGGTGAATTTGAGGTTATAAAAAATCATACTTATAATACAACTACGTCTATATATAAAACAATGCCTAAATCCATGTATCACCAAGTAATTATTTCATCGAAAATATGCTTTGTTATGTCATTAACATTGTTAATTTCTTTACTCTTTTTTCCACAAAAAGAGACTTCATTTTTAATAACCCCTGAAATTATTTACATATTCCCAATAATGGGGATACTATTGATAATTTTATATATGCTAATAGATAAATTTGATAACAAAATTTCATCACACCAAAGTTATGAAAACGATGAGCAATAAACTTTTATACATTTCATAATTAATCAATTATTTGGTTTATGTTACAAATACCATGAAAGTCCTATTTCAAAGGGTGGTAAACAGCCACCATTATATTAATTTCCACATATCATACTTCTCTCTTATATAGTCACATAATCCATTCATTGTTTCAATAATGTGTTCATCATCCTTTAATACAGGGTGAATAACACACATACATGAACCTTTAGCACCATTCTCTCTAAACTTCTTCATATTAAAATCAATCCGCAGCAGTGGCACCCTTTGTAAATTTTTAGTCAATAATCTTGTTATCAATTTCATAGTCATCACCCTATAGTTGGCATAATAATGTTCTTACTGGCTCTCTTGTCATATTTTCTTTCGCCCATGAAATATATCCAGGATCAGTTTTAGCAACATCAATCAACTTCTCACCACTATGCTTTCCAAAATTAAATATGTATTCCTCTAACTTAGGAATTTCTTTCTTTGGTGCTTCGTAGCCATCAAAATGCACCTCAATATCTTTTCTACTTGCCAGATAATCCGCAAGATGTAGAATTTTTTGATACTTATTCTCAGGTAAAGGAAGAACCGTTTTACTTCTCTTATCTGTATTCCATTGTCCCATATGGCTCTCAATTGCATTTGCAACAAATTCAACTTCTTCCTCTGGAATAAAACCAATAATAGTACGGATCTCATTCGCAGCTAAAAGCGGATGCTCAAATCTTGTAAACTTATTTCTTGCATAATCTTCATCATTTCCGCTTTTCCTAGAGTCGTGCATAATACCAGCTACACGAAGCAAATCTCTTTCTCTTGATGTAAAATCATTCTTATAGCAATCAATGTTTAAAATGTGATTCAAAAATCTCACCAATGCACAAGTATGTCTTGCTAATCCTAAATCGCCAAGCGCATACTGTGGATGATATTTGCCAGTACTTGAGGCTCCTACATCCCAAAAATAACTCGGAATCGTTTCAATACATTCATTCGCAAAATTCTTAATATCTTCATTTTCAAATGTATCTAATAATGAATCAAAAATTTTAGATTTCTCGTTTCTCAATATTTACTTCTCCTTATCTCAAATAATTCTTCAAATAATGCTCAAAATACTTCTTAATAAATAACGCTGAATACTTGTTATCTGGCATGAAAAATACAGGAATATTATACTTAAACCAGAAACTATGTAATGATGCTAAAAATGACTTCTTATTATACTGTGTATTGTAGTTACCATTCGCCACATCAGAATAGTTTGCGTTTTCTATCAGCAATACTTTCTCTTTCGGAGCAAGACTTAGTTCTTTTTCAAAACGCTCTCGCTCTTTAGTCAGATTTCCACTAATTTCTTCAAGACTTGCTTTCCTCTCAATACAAATCTTTTTATTGAAATACATATCCCTTGGTATTGATAATGATTCATTCTTTGGTAACGCAAAACTATAATCCCCGCATCCTAACGCTTTCTTCTTATAGCAAATTCCATTCTTATCAAAACTAGAAATGATGTGATCATTTACCTTTTCTCTGGTGTCAACCAAGATAATCATGGAAGACACCAGTTCATCAATTTCTTTGTCTGTGTATTTGTAACAACTAATTATGAGGTATCACCTCCTCAGCAAATTTTGTATTCTGAAATCCACCATTCTTTTTCATCAGTTTCAATCCATTCACTGTCAACCTTTTTCATCTTTAACTTACGATATTGGTGCTCTACTTTTACAATGTCTCCACGCCTGATAGGATTATTTTTATATATTTTCTTGCTTACCTTTACTGGAATGGTGTTTCCGTTTGCTAATGCGTATAATTTAATTCGTGGTGAATAATCAACATTCAAGTCTAAGGCAACGCAATATCCAGCATACTTTTTATCAACAATATCTACATATCCAAGATTCTCTATCTGATATGCTATTTTTGTTTTTAGTCCAGTTTTTTCATTCGGTATTGTTTCAACCAATTCCTTTAGCAAAGCAATACTATCCAATCCCATAAAGGTCTTTGGTGTTTCTTTTTGTGAATGCCTTCTTACTACTTCAAAATCAAGTTTTCCTTCAAGTACCTTGTCTTTTTTCATTTGTTTCTTCCCATAATACTTTGAGAATAAGTCATTACAGGAAAGCAGGTATGATATTCCACCAAACTCTTCAAAAAAGTCTAGTTTAATTAAAATATCCAACTTCCTACTATCTACCTTCAATTCTGTAATTCGCACAAGAAGATCAATGAAAGTATTAAAATTTTCATCTTTAATAGAAAATAAATCATTAGCAGCGTCTTCATTCAAGAATTTCACAGATGCTACACCCTTATAAATACCATTTTTGTCACATGAATATTGAGCCGTTGAATGTCTAAACTTTATGCTATGAATTGTGATTCCAAGTTGTTTTGCCAACTCTGTTCCAAGTTTTATATCATCTTCGTTATTGGCATTATTCAAATATGCAGTTATAAATTCTTTGGGGTAATGATATCTAAGATAGGCACACATATAACCAATCATGGAATATCCCGTAGAGTGATTATAACCAAACTGATAGTTTGAGCTGTCTTCAATAATTCTTAGGAATTCTTTTGCTTCTTGCTCTGCAATCTCTCTTGGCTTATCTGATTTATCACAATATCCTTCTAATATGCTTGGAAGTGCTGCTTCTAACCTATCTCTTTGCTTTCGTCCGATGGCACGTCTGATATTATCTGCGTCTGATCCGCTCAACCCACAAATATTAGTTAGAAACTTGATGGTATCCTCCTGAAATACAAGGAACCCATTGTTCGCACTAAGCAAATCGTCAATCAGTTCTGAAGGATTTTTGTTACTCTGTCTTTCAAGCAACCTATCTCTATAACTCTCACCAGACGGTCTGATAGATGCATTTACAAGTGATAAGTCATTGACACATTGACATACAAATCGCTTCATAGAGTCATATGCAAATTTGCTTTCAAACTGAAATACTCCAACAGGGCTATCTGCTATATGATCCCATACCTTCTTGTCGAGCCAATTAACAGTATGTGCTTTTGGATATGGTATATTGGCAAGTTCACAGCAATCCTTTATGATTTCTATGTTCTTTAATCCCAAAAGATCATATTTCACAAGGCTGACCTCATGAATTTCTTCCATATTTATACTAAGTATTCGTTTACCATCTTTTGTCCAAAATGTGCCATAGTTATCGGAAAGCGTCACAGGACTTACAATAATTCCCGCCGGATGCATCGACTGAGATATTGCTGTTCCAACCAAGCCTTCAAAATAATAGAATAAATCCTTATACTTTACTTCTTTTAGTTCTGTCAAAAGTTTTTCATTATGCTTAATTACTTTTTCGCACTCTTCCTTTTCTTTTACAAGCTTTTCATCATTCTCATATCCATCAACAGATTCAATCTTCTTTATTTTGTCTGCATTACTACTAATAGAATCTGTATATTCAGAGTAAAGTTCCTTTATTTCTTTTACTTCATATAGCGGAATATTTAATGCACGACCAATCTCATCTATCGTTCCTTTATCAGAAATCGTTCCTATAGCCAAAACATATGCCGTCTTGTCTTCCCCGAACTTTTCAATAATATGCTCATAAACTAAATGTCGCTGAGATGGTGCAATATCAAGGTCTATATCACCAATCTCTTTTCTGTCCTCATTAGCAAATCTCGAAAATACTGTATCCCATACAACAGGATCAACATCTGTAATATCTGTTAAATACGCTATTGTAGAACCACCGACAGACCCTCTACAAAAACCAATAGGAATATTATTCTCCCAACACCAACATGTCAATTCAGACATAAATAACATGAATCCTATCATGCCAATCTTTTTGAAAACTCGTAGTTCTTCTTTGATGTTTTCTTCATATCTTGGATCTGGTTTAATAATCCCATTATCAAGTTTTTCATTATACATTCTGTATATGCGTTCTATGAATACTTCTTCTTCATTTTCGTATAAAATTGGGTACTTAAAAGCAGTATCTAATTCATAATCTGTAACCGCATCAGCCATCCGGTTTGTATTCTCTATTGCTTCGATAACAACATCCATTGGTAATGAATTTTGCTGCCTAAACATTTCAACAAGCTCATCATATGATTTGTATGTAAGATCAAACTCATCTTCATTTGAGAATTCAATGTGCTTGGCTTTTTGTAAAATACTTCTACACTCAGCCTTATACTGATTGATGCTATGTGTGTCAGTACCAGCAATCAATGGCTTTCCGTATTTTTTTGATGCTTCATATAGCATTTTATTATATTTAATTTGATCTAACGATTTTACATGTGGTTGAATTTCATAATAGTCATATGTTTGAAGCAGTTTTTCATAAATCTCTCTATACTTTGGAGATTCTTTTATTTCTTTAATAGCTTTATTGTATTCTCTATTAATACAGTTTAGTTCTTCAGCACATTTTTCCAACCACGCCTCATGAGGAGTACATCTCCATGCCCAAGGAACACCATGATCATAATCAGCATTATCGAAAATATGAATCCATTCATCCTCTGCGTTTTTATCTTTTGTTCGTTCATTCAGTAAATTGATTTCTTTATCTCTCTCTTCATTCAAATTACTTATTTGTTTTTCAATACTTTCAAACATATCGTTTGGATATCTACTTAACGGAGATGCAAGACACGCAGAAATCTTTATTACATTATCAGAAATAGCAAAAAATTCATCAAATGTAATTCTAGGCTTATAATACATATGGTCTTCTCTTGTAGATTTATCAATAAGAAGGTTTATTTCTTTCACACCTTCAAAATTCTTTGCTATCAAAATCGTATGATAATTGTCCCTAACTTTCTCATCTAATGAAGCTGTAAGATATATCTCAATGCCATGCAAATATTTAAGTCCTTTGCTATTAGCATACATTTTTTTTTCAATATTATTATAGATATTCCCATGTTCTGTGAAACATATGGCGGTCTGTCCTAATTCAACCGCCCTGTCCACATATAATTTATAGTTTGTACAGCTATCTAAAAGCGAATCTTCTGTATGTAGATGATATACTGTATAATTTTTATCTATGTAATCACCCCCTATGGTTTGTACTCACATGCATTATTTCTCTGCCCACACAAATAATGGCAATAATAATAATCTGGACTCGGCAACCATAATACTTCTTTTTCAATTAAATCAAGTGTGTCATTTGCCCACTTAATTGCTTCATCAAATTCTTCTTGCTTCCACGGAATCTCAATCCACTTTTGGTCTTTAAACATATTCCATTTTAGCTTTGATACACTTCCATATTCTTTTATGATGGGGATTGAATACAAATAGAGCTGCCGTTTGAATTCAAGGAAATGTTGCTGATCTGATTTACTTATACTGCCGTTTTTCAGGATCTTAATACTAGCTGATTTATGGTCTATAATAATTATCTCATTTGTTTCTTTGTCTCTTACAAGTAAATCAATATATCCAACGAAATCTTTATCACCAATCTTAAAATTTACCTCTTTCTCAACTCCCAATATTTCATACTTATCTAAATACAAATCTATATTGTTTAAATACTCAATCCCCTTGTCATAATACGATTGTCTAATATCTACATATTTATTGGGTGGTGCATCATGAGGAATACACTCATTGAAGTGTTCCTCATAATACTGATTTAAGTCAAACAACGATAATTCACCTTTTGCATATTTCTCAAGGATTGTATGTATAAGTGAACCATATTCTCCGAAAAAACCATTCTCTGATTTATTACATTCTAAATAATGCAATCGCCATTCATACGGACAGTTATAATATGAATTCAATCGTGAAAAGCTCCACGTCATTGTGTCTAATAAAAAATCTAACTCGTCCATTCTTTTTCCTCTCATTTATCAGGAAATACTTCTTCCTGTAATCTATCTACATAAGGAAGTTTATTGGTATATACTCTGTCATCCCATGCAAACTTTGCATCATACTCTGCATAATCTGTATAAAATCTTCTGGATGTCAAGTCATACCACAACCCCATCTGAAAATCTGCCTTTCCTAATAGCCTATCTTTTATAACTGTTAAAACAACATCATATTTATTCCACTTTGCTTTCGGATCGCCTTTTTCTTTCTTTGACACTCTCCTAAGACCAATTGATCTCATTGCAAGGTTTATAATATTTGAAGTTCCTGAAATGTCATACATCTCAATATCAGAATTTGTATCCTGTGTCTTTCTTGGATGAGCAATCAGGACAACCGCAACATTAAATTTGGCAGCAAACTTAATCAATGCATTTATGAGATTTGTCTGAGCCGTATTCTTATCACTTTCAGCGCAATGCAAGTCAATCATCATCAAGTTATCAAGTACGATAAGTTTACATCCAAACTTTCTCACACATTCCTCAGCCGATTTCAATACAGAATCAACATCGTTTGGTTCATCATCTCTGTATATCAATAATTTTTTATTATAGAAAGACTGCATTTTTTTCTGTATGTTTTGTGGAACTATGTAATACTTTCTGCCATCCTTTGTAGTCCTTTCTTCCATATTCCTTCTTCCTGCAATAATAGTGTTGAACCAGTTTGCACTCATTCTTTCAGGCATTTCTTTCGAGAATAGAAACACAGGACTTCCATTATCAATTGTCATTGCAATGGTCTGATCAATAATACTTGTCTTTCCGCTCCCTGGTCTTCCAGAAAGAACGGTCAATGTACCATAAAATATCTTTAAAAGTTCATTATCTAATGGCTTTATCCCTGTCTTTACACCTTCCATTTGTGATATATCAAGTTCTTCTATATCTGAGTAATCAACAACACTTTTTACCGGCACATCTTTGGCATCAGAAATCAGTTGCATTACATAACATGAGCCACCAACCTGTAAACAATCATTAATATCATTTAATGGAACCCTTTTCCCATTATCTTTTTCATAATAACTGGGCGTGGAAATGTATTTAGTCCGCCAAGTGCCAAGACGATAGATGCATTCCTTTCTCATTTTGATACCAGCTTCGTCATTATCAGACCATATGATGATTGAATCAAACAGGTTTAACCAATCCCAATTTTCTTCAATCCAGTGAAGATTTCCTGCGCCAAGCGGAACACTAACAGCATTCAAATATCCTGCTTCTATTGCACTAGCGCAGTCTGTTTCTCCTTCTGTAATAAGCAAAGGTTTTGAAGTATTTACTCTATTCATATTGAAAAGTAAAGAAGAAGTATCAGCATCTTTTTGACACCACGTTTTAGAACCAGAATGTTTATCAACCGTATGTGATGGTCTATACTTAACCATTGTTAAAACATCATTTGTATCATAAAAATTAAACACACCATTTCCATTTTTATCTTCTCTGATATCCAAATAGTCAATTACATTTTTTGATATTCCACGCTTTCCCCAATATTCAATGACATTTTTCTTTTCATTTATTGGCTCTTCATGGGGATATTTATAATTATGTTTTGTTTTTACATCCTGTTCACCAAAGCTGTATTCAATATCTGCTTTTTCAAACAGATATTTAGCAGATTCTAAAAATGTTTTTCTTTTTTCCATCAAAACATCAATAATATCTACGGTTTTATTACATCCAAAGCAGTGAAATGTATGATTTTTCTTGTTATATATAAAACTGGCAGTATCTTCATTATGGTATGGACAACATGCTTTCAGATTTTTTTCATCATAATTATCAAGTTCTAGTAGTTCGGCGATAATAACCGCATTATTATCGCCTAACTTTTCTTTAGCCTTTTCAATATCCTGCTTTTCGATCAGCAATTACTCACCACCTATGTCTTATATTCTTTCTCCCAGAACAACTTTCTAAGTCCATACAAAATCTGCACTGGCTTATCTGTATAATACTGTTTAGAAGATTTTATATTTCTCAAAATAAATTCAACTGGAACTTTACTCTTAAATACAAGTGTATTGATTATTCTCATTACTGCCGGAAACTGTGTTTGATCCTCTATGTATGTCATGTAAAGATCAGCACACTCTTTTATTTCTTGCTTCTTGGCTGCACAATCCCAGTGATAATGCTTTTTGTTAATCACCACGGATTCCGAGGCTTTAATCTTTTCTCCGTGGTGTAAGCAGTATTTGTATGCACAGACATATTCTTTATCTGCCATATACATTTCCCTCATCAATTAAAAGGAAGCTCTTCATCAATGCCATCAGGAATATTCATAAATCCATCAGCGGAAGGTGTATTGTTATTTGCTGACGCATTTGAAGGTGTAGATGCTCCACCGCTATTCTTGCTCTCAACAAACTCTGCCTCCTCTACAACAACATCCGTTGTATAAACCTTTACACCGTCCTTGTTAGTGTAGTTGCCTGTCTGAATACGTCCAGTAATACCGATAGCCATGCCCTTCTTGAAATACTTCTCAATAAATTCGGCAGACTTTCCAAATGCGACACAGTTGATGAAATCTGCATCGTAATTACCTTCATTATTCTTAAACCGTCTATTTACAGCAATAGTAAATCGTGCAACAGCATTTGCATTTTCTCCCTGTGAATATCTAACTTCTGGATCTCTTGTGAGTCTGCCCACTAAAATACTTTTATTCATTCTTTCTTACCTCCTCTGATTACGCAATAGGCTTGATAGCCTTAATCTTTTCCAAACATTCTTTCGCTTTATCAATGTCTCTGAAAGCATTTGGATTTCCGCTAGGTACATAATTCTTCAATGTAGTCATCAGTTCTTCATTCTTTGTACCGCCAAGTTTGGTACACATTGCGATAATCTCTTTCTTAACGGCAGAAATATCATCGCTTACAGCATCAGAACCAGTATCTTTGTTTCTTACAACAGGTGTATAACCTTCTCCTGAATCTGCCCATTCCATAATCTTTTCTCCATACGACTCATTCAACAATGTAGCAGTCTCATTTTCAAAAATATGAGTATTGTCCTTCTGAACTTCTGCCATATGTGTCTTCTGGTCAATCAGGAACGTACAAGTAAATTCATACTCAAAACCGTCTCTCTGCTTTGCACCAACACCAAGTTTCTTAACGCTTGTTTTGCCCTTTTCATCTTTTTCAAGTTCGTACTGATCCTTGCCTCTCATGGTAGCAATCAGATGAATCGGACTGTCCGCAATGGCTTCAATAAACTTATTGTGTCTCGGCGTTACTTTTCCCCATGCCTGATATGTACCACCTGCTTGCTGCTGAAGTTCAAGGCAACCACCTTTGCCTTCCCACTCATGAGAAGAACTGTCAATAATGAGAATTCCATATCCTTCTTTTACTGCGAACTCAATGAACTCTACATATTTTTCTGGATTGTGCGGAGCGTCAATGTCAACAATGTCATAGTCAAACTCATTAGCATAGTAATACCCACGCTTTGCCTCTGTGTTACCAAGCAGGATCTTCGGTCTTTTTCCTGTCTGCTGTTCAATCTTATTTGCCATACCAGTAGCCAGCTTTAATGCAGAATATGTCTTGCCACCACCACTAGGACTCATCAATGCTACCTTTACATAAATCTTTTCTCTTACTGCTTTCTTTACCTGAAATCCCAAATTTTGTTCCTCCTATAAATTTATTAAAAATTTTTTGCATCTTATATAACATCAACAGCCTTTTCAGACTGGAACATAGGATAGTAACTTTATGTCAATATCTATGCTAATCAGTGGTTTATGGCTAAATTAGGCGTAATTTAACCAAGGGTATGCTGTTCACCACCCAAAACGGATATAACTGTTCTATTGTAATTATTGGAATTTTTACGGATAATCGTGCGAATTGTTTACATGTTACGTTTGTATGTATCTGATTTATTATTCTCTATTTGACTATTGTTCCAAACAAATACGAAGGATAAATACCAATATTATTCATATCAATTCTCTTTCTACAATCCTCAATATTCGTAAAATAGTAATTAGAGAACCAATAGGGCATATATCTTATTTCTCCAAGCTGTTCAACTGCATAAATTGGATAACCGTTATATACTTCTACTTCAAACTGTTTCTTATATTGTTCATAGCATTCTTGGCTACAAAATAGTTTTCTTTTCCCATTCTTATCATGGCCCTTTAGATTGGTTGTAAATGTCCTAAAATTACATTCTCCAATTTCTTTATTACAACTTAGACATTTGACTTTTGAATATTGATTCATTCTAATCACCATTTCTTTCTATAGAATTCTTATAATCTGCTCATATAAGCAACTACTTCTCTCCCAATGGAAAATTTTATTTTGATGCATATGACCAAACAACCAATGCTTATAGTCAACTGTCTGCTTAATTTCCTGTAAATAATCAGTCAACCTATCTCTTTGATATAGTTCTGAACCACCATCCATCTGTCTAAGTAATGACGTATACGGACTATGAGTAATAATGTAACCCACTTTATTATTCTTCTTTTTGAGATTAGACAATCCCTCATTCATTTCTTCTTTACTCGGAAGTTCTCTTTCCCACCAGCTCATATGATTAATTCTGTATAATGCGAATGGATTTTTATCCAATCTTTTCTTCTTTTCTTTGAAATCTGGATCATCAGGTTCTAATATTCCTGCAGATATATCATGGCTACTTGCACCGCCAAAAGCAAAGAAAGACTTATCTTCGATATTAAAAATCTGCCCTCTCATCAGATGAATCACTGATGGACGAATGAAATGCACATTTCCTCCGTGCCATTTTTCTATTGGGTAATCATCAAGTCTATCAAAATTATC